GATGAGTTACCAACATTAACTTTATCAGCAAGATATACTTCGCCCCACTTGTTAGATGAAGTACCTAAATCTCTAGTAGAAGTATCTGATATAAAATGCGTATTGACAACAGCATTTGCAAAATTAACTACTAGTCGATCGTTGCCGTTACCAAATTGTACTGATGCACTGTATGTAGAGTTACTTGTTGCAGCTAAGAACTGAGTAGTATCGGTGACATTTAAATTAGCTGTTCCTAATTCTGTAGCTGTCAATGTAGTGTCATCTGGTAACACTGCAGAGCCTGTTATTATTAAATTAGTAGCATTGATTGCGTCTACAGCAAATGCAGTTTTACTGGTATTGGCAGTTAAGTTAGCATTTACAGAACTGTTACCAAAGTCAAGCTGTGTATCTACTTGTAATGTTCCATCAACACTTACGTTAGCTTGGAACGTAGCATCGTCCTCAACATTTAATGTACTGTTAAGGTCTGATGCTCCTGCAACTGTCAATGATCCATCAGTATCAATATTACCTGACGAAGCAATAACTGCATTTGCAGTAGAGTTACCAACTGTAATTGCACCGTCGAATTGTGATGTACCAGTGACATCTAGGTTGCTACCAATAGAAGCGCTGCCAACTATTGCTGCTGAAGCTGCATTTACTTCTCCGCTAATGTCTACGTCTGACCCAGCTGTAATGTCGCCTGATGCGTTTAATGTTGTTAGCTGGCCAGCAAATCTCTTTTCGCTTGTACCAAGAATTCTACCGTTAGCACTTGGAATAATACCTACTGTGCTGTTACCACCAATGGATCCTAATAGTTTAATTATATCGGAAGAAGCATCACCAATATCTGCACCACCGTTTAATGTTGTTTTTCCAGCAACTGTTAATGTTCCATCAGTATCAATATTACCTGCAGAGGTAACAACAGCATTAGCGCTAGAATTACCAATTGTAATTTTGCCGTCAAACTGTGATGTGCCTGTAACGTCTAAATTAGTGCCTACGTTTGCGGATCCAGTAATAACAACATCGCTACCTAAGAATGCTTTTTTATCTACGCCAAGTCCACCTGCAACTTTCAATGCTCCAGTTGTGTCGCTTGAAGATTCTGTTGTATCAGAAATATTTACAGCGCCACTGAAGTCACCAGTGTTAGCACTGAATACCCATCTGTGAGTAGCATCACCAAGTACCACATTATTACCATGTAGTGGTAGAACGCCTATTGAACTGTTACCAATTGCTGATCTTATTACTAATCTGTCTTCTGCATGAGTTGCATTTGGTACTGTATTTCCAACAATAATTTCTCTATCGTCGCCTGAATTTCTTGTCTGTACTTTGAATGCTACTGTTGAAGAATTAGATACTTCAAAAGGGTATCCAACATTAGCACTTCCTACAGCGTTTACAAACCCATCGATTTGAGCATTACCTGTAGCTGTTAAATTTACAGTTCTAACATGGTTTCCATATACATCCCATCTTAAAGCTGTCGTACCTATTGATTGATCTGCATTAGAATTAGGAACAATGTTAGTAGCGACTCTACCATTAATTGATATGTCATCTCCAACTGCATCCCCCAATCCTACTGTTCCGTTTAGTAATGTTGCACCGGCTACCGTTAATGTACCGTCTGTATCAATATTACCTGTGTTTGCTATTACTACGTTGGCTGTTGAATTACCAATTGTTAGAGTTTGATCTATTTGTACATCTTTATCAAAGTCAGCATTGCCTTGTGTGTTTAATGTATTAGCCATTACGACAGCACCTAACAAATTACTTGTGCTGTCTACATCTAGTGTTCCGTCTGTATGAATTCCTGATACTGATAAAGATGTATTAGCAGTGCTGTTACCAACTGTAACATCGTCATCAGCAATTTTTACTCTGTTATCGCCAGTAGAAACATGGATCGTGCTACTTACGTTAGCTGTTCCTGTTACGTTTGCGCCACCTTTTGCTCTTAGTAGTCCATCAACGTTTGCTTGGTCTTGAAGGTGTGTTGTTCCTTTAACAAACAGCTGTCCATCAGTATCCATATTACCGTTAGCCGATACTACAAGATTTGCTGTTGAGTTACCGACTGTAATAGTATCATCAAATTGAGATGTTGAATTTACTTCTAATGTGCTTTCAAGATTTGCAAATCCTGTTACTGTTAAAGTGTTAGAGAATGATGCTGCACGTAATACATCCAGCTCGCCATTAAGATCAGTATTATTAGCAACAGTTAATGTTGATTTACCATCTATGGCTCCATGGACAGTTAACTTCTCTCCAATAGTTGCAGATTTTACAACACCAACACCACCTGATATTCTAGTACCGCCAGTAGTATTTGATGTAGAGTTTTGCGTGTTTTCTAATGTAGTAATTCCAGATACATTTAACGTGTTGTTAAGGTCTGATGCTCCTGCAACTGTTAATGTACCATCAGTATCAATATTACCTTCTGTAGAGATGTGCGCATTTGCAGTAGAGTTACCAACCGTAACAGTTTGATCAACTTGAACATTACCATCTACGTTTACATCAGAATCAAAGTCTGCGTTCTCTTGTACGTTAAGTTTGTCAGTCAATACCGTATTAGAGTTGACTGTTAATAAATCTGAGTTAGCATCACCAATTGTAACGCCAGTACTTGTAATATTTACGTTAGTAGAAGTTACGTATACATTAGCGCCTGATAGCGCAACGTTAGCGGCAATATTTGCATTTGTAGCTGTACTGTTAACTACTAAGTTCGAGCTAATGTTTAGCTCTCCAGAACCTATAGAGGTATTAGTAGAATCAATTGTTGTTAAAGCATTGTCGATGTCTACTTCACTGTTAAAGTCATTTAACGTAGCATTTGACTGGAAAGTATCTACATTAGCTGTTAGTGTGACGTTATTAGAACTAAACTCTACAGTGTCTGCATGAGCATAGACATTAGCATTAAATACAGTATTTGAATCTACATTCAACTCACCACTAGCAATATATGTGTTTGTTGAATCTATTGTTGTTAGAGCATTGTCAATATCTACGTTACTGTTAAAGTCGTTTAATGTAGCGTTTGATCTTAATACGTCAGCATTTGCAGTAACGATTACATTGTTTGAACTTATTTCAAATCTGTTAGCGTGTGCATGAACATTAGCATTGAATACTGTATTTGAATCTATATTAAGTTCGCCACTTGCAATGTAAGTGTTTGTTGAATCTATTGTTGTCAGTCCATTATCAATATCTACGTTAGCATTGATATCGACTTGTGTGTTAAATCTGTTTCTTGTTGCGTCAGATATAAAATCAGAGACATTGCCGTTTGCAATGAATACTGTATTAGTTGTGTTAGCTAAGATCTGGACGCCAGTGTTTGTAAAGTAAACATTAGCCTGTGCATATACTTCTGAACCATATGTACTGTTTGCAAAGAAAACTGTGTTGGTAGAAATTATTAAGTTGGCAGTAGGCGAACCAGTACCATAGTCTGTCGTGTTACCTGTGGCACCTTGGAGCTCATCGAAAACTTTTAATGTATTAGCGCCAAAGAAACCATTTACATAACCATTGCCTATTGTCTCTGCACCTTGTGTATTTCCAAACGGAGCAGTCGTAACTACATACTTTTCCATATCGTATGTAATTCTGTTTGTTAGGTCTACCCATTCTCTAAACGTATCTGACGATGGGGTTATATTTGCACTTGAATAAGCATTACTAGCCATCTTACTTTACCCCCGATAAACTTCTTAACATTTGTTTGATTTCGCCCATATCTTGTTTTAGAGAATCTATTTCATTACAAATATTTGCCACTTTGTTCTTCTCGTTCCTTTTAGCTTTATATTGCGCATACGCAGCCGCATCATTATTTATAAGTGCCATGTTGGATGGATCCCTAAGAAATCTTTGATCTTCTGTTTCTATTAAAATTTTCTTAGCCATTATAATGATACCGCTATTGCTCTATAATCTTGAACATAAGGATTAAGCGCTGTACTTGTAGCTGTTAGTACAATTTTAATTGCCAAATACTTATAACCGATATATTTCATATCGTTTTGGTTATAGTAAGTTGCTTCAAATGCAGAAGGAGCTTTAGGATCCCTAAACACTTGATTCTTATATTCTTCAGTTACTTTTTGAATTGCTGTGCCTTGAGGATCATCAAAGTCTGGTTCATCACCAACTACAATTTCTGTATCGCTATTGACTGCTGTTACCATTGATGCGAAATAATTGGTATCATTGTTTAGCAAGTTTATTTTAATTAAATCTCCTACTTCAAGATCAGATGTAAATGCAGTGCCTGTACCAGTCAATGTAGTATTACCATTGACAACAGTTACCGTGCCGTTAATGCTTGTAGCCTCAGGTGCATTTCCAAATTCATATGTATATTCTATTACATCGCCCCTGTCTTTAGCAGAGCTAATTTTAGTAGCATTTGCTCCAGTGGATTGTAATAATGACCACCTTGTATCTTTAAATGGTGTTGGATCTTCGCTGTTCAGTACTTTAGCATAAACTTTAACATCTGTACCAGCTGGCTTATAAGCGTTTACATAAACTTTGATATCTTCTGCATCTAAGCCTTCTGCTAGCTCAATTGTTCTTGAAACATATTTTGCTGAAGCAGAACCTTGATCTGTTATATACTCATTAGTCAAAACGTTATTAATAATGTTTTCGTATATTAAACATTCTTGAGATTGGAGGTCTATACTTGCGCCGATAAAGTTATCTTCACTGGTTAGCGTTTGAAGAATATTTAAAGACTTGTTACCACTGTTGTTTACAATCTCATTAGATTTACTCATTACCTTAATAGCAGAATCACTATAGAATCTATCATTTGTTATAAGAAGTTCATAACTAGAATCGCCAGTATCATCACTCAGACGACCTTTAATATGCGCATTGTGCATTGTGCCTTCTGGTACATTTCTATACAATCTTGGCTCAAGATAGCTAATGTTAGTATCTACTACTTGATTGATTACAGCATTTGCTACGCTGTCCACGCCAATTATTGTATCGCCGTTTGCAAACAAGAATGTGCTATTGGTTGCATTACTATCATTACATTGAATAGTTTTTGTATTAGCATCAATTTGTACAAATTCTGCAACTGGCGTAAACATAAAGTTACCAGTTGAGTCTGTAAAGCTCGGTGCGCCTCTTAATGTAATTGTACTAGAGTTTGCAACAGATGCAACTTCTACAACGTCAAATGTAGAACTGTTGCCTGTTAACACAATTTTACTACCAGCACTCAATCCTGTAACAGCAGAGAAATCTGATCCGCCACTTGTTGTAGAACGTATTGTACTGTTTCCTTTGTTGATAACAATGTTACCTGCAACATTTGCAGCTAACTTAAACACTTCTTCACCAACAGTAAAGTTTCCGTTAATGTTTGTTGTGTTTGATTGGAAGAACTCATAGTCTTCATTTTCTGTTAACACTGTAGCTCTCTGAGAAGCAAACACAGCTGCATACAAAGTAAACTTAAGGTCTTCATCTACATACTCTGTCCATGTTCTGTTGTTTGTAGATAAGAACATAGTACCTTGACCCCAGTCTTGGTTGTTAACAATGTTTGTTCTAACATCTTTCTGGCCAGCTTTAGCTGTCCAAACTTTATACTCTGGGCTGTTTCCATCTGGTAAAATAACTACAACATACTCTCTTCCAGCTTCGACCATAACCGGTGAAGTAAAGGTAAACGTTGTTTTTGTAGCACCATTTGTTGATGCAGTGATCTCATTAGCATTTAAGTGAGTTCTACTAAATGGTAAAACTTTAGATGCTGGGACGCCGTTTTCAGTTGATCTAATTTCTACTGTACATCCTCTTCTTGCATCTTTGCCAGCAAAATAAATATCAACCGCAGTAATATAACCGTCCTTATATCCATTGAACTGTTGTGAATCAATTAAGAACGATTGTGCTAATGGATCGTCTTCATCTCTAAATCTACGCTCTCTTTGACCGTCTGTCCATGTGTCAGGCGGCTGAGGCGGTGGAGCTATTGGAGGAACAGTTGGAATCGGTATTGTTATAGGCGGACCTGGAACCAATACTGTTACAGGTGGTCCTGGAATTGTAGGTCCAGGAACTGGAACAGGAACAGGTACTGGGTTAGGAACCGGTATAGGGTTTGGCACCGGCGTAGGTCTTTCAGGGCCAGGTACTGGAACAGGAACAGGTACTGGGTTAGGAACCTCAATATGATTTTCAATTACAGTCACCTCAGCTGGAGGTAACGGTGTAATTACTTGCTCAACATTTCTTGTTCGTTGAGTTATTGTTGTTTGTCTTTGTGATGCTCTTGGTAATGCTGATCTAGTAGAAGTTATAACATCGCCTTTGTTTACAGTAAAGTTATAGCAATTGAATTTTGCTGTGGCTTCTGAAACTGAATCACCTAGTAGCCCAATATCAGACGCATCGCTGACTACAAACTCTCTTTCTCCTGCAAAGAAAGTATTAGAAGGAATTCTATAAATTCCTGAAATACCACCTGAGCTATTTGCTGTAAGAGAATCGCCAAATGCCCCTCTACTTCTAATCATTCTTCTTGCTCTTGAAGAAGACAGTCTTCTCTCTGTAGCTACAGCATCAAAAGGATTAGACACGGATGCGGGTCTACAGTTACTTGTTTGATCTTTACCGTCAAAATAAACGTAGTGTCTCATTCCTGGTCTCAAACCAGTAGCTACGAATCTAATTTCTGTTCCAGGAATATAAGGCTGGAATGAAATGTCTGTAACAAAATCACCGACTTTTCTAGTAGTTGTTCTTGCTCTAGCACTTAATGTCGTGGTCGTTTGTCTTATTCTTTGACTTCGTACTATTTCTACTTGGTTTGTAACTTGTGTATCTGTAGGAGTCGATGACACAACTCTTGTATTTGTATTGTCCTGTATTACTTCACTGCTTGTAAATTGTTGAGGAGCAATTTTGTTCAATTCGTCAATCAACGCTAAAGTAGAGCTAGCATTATCAATGTTAATCTGTACAGCAGATTCAGGTGATTTCTTATTGTCCACGCCTGCAAGGTAATCTGGGAACAATCGTACTGTACCATTATAAGCCCATAGTGCAGAAGTAACTCTTCTTTGTCTTGTAGCTCTTTGCTGTATAATGATGCTTCTATTGAAATACCTAGGAAGAATTAAGTCGTTACTTCTTGAAATATTAGTGCCGCTCTTAAATCTCATTTTAATGCTGTAGTTTTCAAACTTAGAAACCAATAGGTCTCTTGCAGCATCAAATCCCGCTTTAAATTCTGTGTCTAGTGGATTACCTGTAGTAAACGATGCAAAGTTGTCTACAATAAATCCATTCTTAAATCTGTTAGTTGTAGGATCGGTTCTTCCAGGAATTACAGCATCAGTAGTAAACTTCTCTAAGAAATTTAATGATGAGTAATATTCTAGATTAGTAACCCTATCATCAATTGACCTAATGTCTTCCATGGTGTATCTCTTAAGCTGAGTAGCTTTGATTATTACGCCATAATCTGGTCTTCTATCTGCTCTTGCAGTAGGCTGTGCTAATGAAGGATATACAGGAACATCTAAAGATGCTAGCTGCATTGCATTTTCTGGTAGAGGAGGAAGTTTAGGATTAACGCTAGGAACACCCTCTACAACAAATAAACCGCTTGACTCGACAATGATTCTATCTTTTCTTGGCAGATAGTATTCAAAGCTACCAGACCAAGATGTGTCTGGAGCTCCAATTTTTGATACGTCATCTAATGTAGATGTGGCAGAAGGGTTAATGGTAAACGATCCGTCTAACGTACCTTCTATTACTGCAGTGTTAGAAAGCTGAGGTCTAAAATCTAAATGATTTCTAAGATCAACTTCTCTACCTGTTTTTGGTGATACAAACATTGGTATCTGTTGTGTAGTGACCGCTGAAGTATTTGCTGTATTTTCATCATCGATAGGATATGAATTAAAATTAAAGAATCCTGTTCCAGATCCTTTCTTGAAGTGTCTGAAAGTTACGGCTAATTGATCTCCGCTAGACAATGAAATTGTTGAACCAGGCTTTGTTCTTAGCTTAGAAAGACCATAAATTGAATCAGTCTGCCCATTGTTAATTTCAAATTGATCAGTTACGTCAGTTGTAAATGAATCGTAACCACCGCCGGTGCCTTGATAAACAGACACTAAAGCATGTCCGTCTACTACACCAAGACTCCAAGGTCCTGATGTTCCACCAGTATTATTAGATGTATCAATACCCACTTCAGTTGTAACATAGCTCTTAAGCACAGCATTTGCAGCAGTATCTTTTACATTGACTAAAACATCAACAGGAGTTGTTCCATTAATACCGATATTTGTTGAGATAGTCATTGTAGTGCTAGAGCTCGACACGACTACGTTTGCATCAGATCTATCGTTCAGAGATAATGGATAATTCTTTTGATAGGTCTGCATCATATTCATTGCAGACATACTACCTGGAGCAGAATCTACAACTACAGCGTCACTATTAGCTACTTTTCTAATTTGGAACGGCCCGTTTGTTACAGTTGTGTTTGCTAGGTAATATAAGTCCCCTACGTATACTGAAGATGTGTCTCCAATACCAGTAACCACTGTAGTCGTAGCGTTGCTTGTAGCCGCAGTAGATGTTACATTAGTGGTTGCATTTGCATTCTGCTGTGGTAAGATAATAATTTCTTTTTCTTGTGTGTTCGTTAATGTGCCATCACCATAGTTAAATTGCTCATTACCTGTTACGGTTAATGTTATCTCACCAGCAGTACTAATTGTATTAGACACTTTGCTCTTATAAACATAAGATGCGTTATTACCAACAGACTTAATACCTGATTGACCTAAGTTAAATAATTGTCCTTCTGCAAACGAATCTTTTAGTTTTGCAGTTGCTGCTTCAATGTCAGCTACACCAATTTTAGTAATATTAGTCTCAGCACCTGCTGCACTATAATCTGAACCAGAATAGTGAACAATAGAATTTACGTGCTTAGAAAAGGATTTACCTTTTTTCATCTCTATATCATAAAGGTATAGGTTGTATATGCTATCAAAATTGTTATTGTTATTATCTTGACACTCAATGTTTCTGACTCTTGCAGTACCAACGACACTTCCTGTTGTTCCATCATAGGCTACAGAAGTGTTTGATACAGCTGGATCTGAAGCATTTGCTGAGTTATGAGCATTAAAAGTTGCATCAGTCAGCAAGACCATGTCATTAGTTTCATGGCCAAACTGTCCTATAACATTGTCTACTTCAACATAATTTCCGTACGTAAGCGCTACTTCTTGTGAAGTAACGTTTGCACTCACTGTTGCTTTTTTAATTGGTAGTCTTGTTGTATTGTTTGTCTCTACTCTATAACCTTTAACATATGCTACACCAGCGCCAATCTGCGCATTGATATGTGTAGTGTTTCCTGAAATTTCTTCTGTACCAATAGCAAATGGATCAACTACATAATCGCCAGATTCTTCATATGTTCGTCTTGCTATTTGATCGCCTAATCTATTAAGAACTGCTTTTTGGTTTAATTGAATTGGTCTTCCACCTTGGAAAGATACAATAGATAAGAAATTATTTGAAGACTGAGCATCAGATGTCGTGTTTACGACTAACGTAGGCGTAAGTCTTAATCTGTCAGCGCCCGGCGCATTTTCGTTATTGAAGCCAGATGCATTGTCTAATAACGAGGTGTCAACAGAGCTATTTATAATAGCCTCTGCAGTTTCAATGCCTACAGATACTTCGTCGGGAGAACTTGTATATTTTGTTACAATAATATTTTGTTCTTCAAATCTTTGGAAATGTCCTTTCTGGAAAATAATACCATCATTTACTGTCATCAAGAATGAGTTACCAACAGTATTAAACTGTGTGTTTCCAGAATCACTTTCAAACTGAGAGTTTGCAATAGTCAGCGTTGATGTTTTGTTTAAGTTGACAGTTAACTGAACGTTTGCTGTGGATCCATTAGCATGTGTAATGCTTGCTACAGGATAATCGTCTACTGTATATCCTGATCCATTAGATGTGACAGTAATTGCAAATAGTGTGGTACCGCCATCAGTTGTGACCACGGATCCATCAAACCCAGAACCGTTGTCTTCTGTGCTTACTGTAATAGTATCGCTGTTACTAAAATCGCCGTTAGCTGATGAAAATACAATGTTGGCAATACCGGTGCTTGCTGGGAAAACATCAATCTGTTCACCAGCTGAATATGTTGTTGAATCGTCTGTTCCAATATTAAGATAATGGAAGAACAGTGAGTTTAATCCAGGATTCTGTGTCTCTAGTCCAGAAGCTGTCGATACTATTCTTGCTACTAGATTAGCACTGTTTCTGATGTAATCACCTTCACCATACAGCCCAACGTTTACATCTAAACCTGAAGTGTCTTTATCGTTTACTTTTACGTATTTAACTTTTGCATCATAATAGAAGTTACAACCTTTGATGATTGAACCTTCTTTAAATTGATACTGTCCAAATCTTTCAATTTGAGCTTGAAGTATTGTTTGAAGCTGAGTTAGTTCCCTAGCTTGCAGAGGAACGGCAGGTTTAAATAATACCCTGTTAAAGTTCTTTGTTTCATCATAGTCGTCAAAATATGGGTTGACGTTAAGATCTGTTTCTAATGCCATTTCTTCCTCTAAAATTTAATCATTAATTTAACACGTTCTGTTTGGTCATCACTTCTTGTAATTGGCGTAATGTTCTCTACATAAAGAATTTCGCCTGTGTGATGTTGGATGTCTGGTCCTGCCTCATCCGTAAAGTAACCAACAGCTTCAGAATCTTGACCTCTTACGTATTTTGGATCTGTTCCTTCAGATTCTGCTAAATTGCCTTTCTTATTAGTAATAGCTAATATTGTTGCACCACTAGACGTATTTATACTATGTATAACCCCTTCCGCATCAGTTTCGTCCTGAACAATTCGTTCATCAATTTGAAACTCTAATGACGATGAATTTTCAAAACCAGTTAACCTTACTCGTTGGTCAAACTGATCAAAATTAGATCCGGCTCTTTCATTTGTTTTGAAAGATACTAGGTTAGCAGTAGTGCCCGATGTTAGTCCTGTAATTCTTAATTCTGTGTTGCTGCCTGACGATACAAACTGTCCATAAACGTTAGACAAGTTAATAGATCCTGCTGCTCTTGTAGACACTATTCCATAAGCGCCACCGGGATCTGCTTTATTATCTAATATGTCAACTTGGCCAGTTGCAGAAGACTCTGTTCCAACTAAAACAGAAGCAAAATCTCCATTTGAGTATTTGTCATAAGCGTCAATTGCTGCAACATTTGCGTTGTGTAGTGTTAGCACGCTTCCATCGACGTTAACAATAACACCAGTTGTTATTACGTTAGATGTTCCTGCTGGATCGCTGTTTGCGTGGAATAACGATCCTGTTGAATTTGCGCCATAGAGAGTAAATTCTTCTATTTGGAATGTTCCGTTAGTATTTGCTATAGTAACATTAGCTTTTGATATTGTTTCAGCTGAACTTCCTTGTACTACTGTTTCGCCGTCTGTAAACGATGTTCCTGTACCAGAGGCATTTGCAGATGTTAGAGTGTCACTAATTGTTAACACTACATTTGCAAATAAAGGATCTTTTAATATGCTGACCTGTCTAAAATCATTGACAGCAGGAATCTGTCCGCCTTGGCTATTAGCAAAGTCTACAGAAATGCCTACTGTGTCTGCTTTTAATTCTGAAACTGGATCAGATCCATGTCCTCCTCTTGGAGATATAATTGGAACAACGTTTGCATTGTTTGCTTGCAATGTAATGCCATTTGAACTGATACCTGTGTTACCTAATACTAGAGCAGTTGCATATGAATAGCCATAACCTCTATCGGTCATTTCAATTGTGTCGATAGCAAAGGTAGAAGTATTAACGATTGCTCTACCAGATGCTCCTTGGCCGTCTCCAGCAATAACAACTCTTGGTGTAATTTCAAATAAAGAAGTCGTGCCAATAGTTGTTGCAAAAGCACTAGGAATTACAATTCTTCTTGCTGAACCAGTTACAACATATTCACTAATAGTCTTTGCTTGTCCAGCACCTGCTCCAGCTGTAATATAAAACGTACTTCCTTTATAAAAATCTGTATTAGCAGAAAGCGTACTCGTTGTTTTTGTTATTGAGCTTATTGTTGCAAATGCGTTTGATGTAGCGCCTTTAGCATATACGTTGCTTGTTTCGCCAAAGAAATTGCCTTTGATATCAGTGACTCTAAGGAAAGTACTGTTAGCTTCAATAGCAACAGCGTTAGCTACGTTGTTCGTTGTGTCTGGATCTCCATTAGCATGTTTACCAACAAGATCAATTTTTTCAATTTGGAACGTTCCGTTAGATGTAGTAATATTAAGGTTGGCACCAGCAAGAGATTCTAACTCTATTATTTGATCGTTAGCTGCAACAGCTGCCACTTTAACTACGCCGTTAGCAACAGAGAAGTATCTGCTTCCACCTGCTTTAACGTCTACAACATCAATAGATCCAGCAATTGCATTTGCTTCGACATTAGCATCTGCCACTACAGGAACTTTGTCTGATGTTGAGAATTTGTTGTAAATTGATTCTGGTATGGTGAACATATACTTCCACTGATAGCTGTCACCAGTCGTAACATATATGTCATCATCAGCAGATGTTTCTATTTTTACAGGTTTGTCTGTAGAAGGAGCTCCTTTATTATTAAATAAGCATTTGAATACGCTGTAGTCGCCACCTTCTTCTTGAACTACAACAAAAAACTTTTCGCCTGATAAATCTACAGTGTGATCGTATTGCGTATAAACTGTTCCCGATGTCCATGGATAGTTGTCAATCATGTGTCTTATATCAGAAGTTTTAACTTGCTTACCATATATCATATCACGATACAACTGATAGAACGATGATTCTAGTGATTGAGATGGAGCAGGGGGCGTAGCATCATCAGGAAATGCTGTGTGTTTACCAATCGTTACATAATAGATAGAATTAGCTGTCTCGCTGAGGGACTCAACAAACTGCTTTGCGTTATGCGTTTTAAAATCTGATGTTACTATTTTACTCATTTATTAAATTGCCTCTATAGAGCTGTTTGCTATCGTAACCTCATTGTTAACAGTGCTCTGCTTAATAACTCTTCCAAATAATCTTGTGCCTGCTACGTGAGCTGACTTCAGTACTATATCTCTATATTTATCCAACGATAAACCAGACTCAATCAAATAAGAATAAGACTGATAGAAATTATTGTCGTGAATGTATTTATTATTCAAGAATGATGTCTTGTCTGCCCAAAATCCTTGTCCTAGGCCTGTAGTAGTTACATTAGCGGTTCCGCTAACTACAATGTTTTGTGCAGTGTTTGTTGATACTAGAGTTACTGTTGAGTCATGTTGATATCCATATCCGCTATCAATAACTTCAACGGACGTAACAATACCATTTGCTGCCTGAGCAGTGGCATTGATATCAGCATTGTCACCAATAGGCCTTGTATCTTCATCTGCTTGGATACCAATAACGGTTCCGGTAGCACCAGACAATGATCCAGTAACTGGTCCTGAGTCATTGAATCCAACAGCAAACGAAAGACGCCTTAATCTAACTTGTTGTGGATCGTCGCCTTGAGCATACACTTGTCCTTTAGACACGGCACTTTGTACAACTTGGCCCACTGCTGTAATTTCAGCGCTGACACTTGCAACGTTTATTTCTGTGTTAGGTGATACTGAGAATACTAGATTGCTAGCTGATGACACAAATGGAATTAAGTTTGCTGCATTATATTCAAACACGCTTGCTGCTGCATTGAATATTTTAATTCTAGGATTAACAATACTTATAGTATTGGTGTCTGATTGGAATATATCACCGATAGCATTAGCTGTTGAGTTAATTACCTGTTGTACAGATGACCCTATTGTAAAATCCTCTATAGTTGCTGCATACGGATCGCCGTTTGAATATGATCCAGTGATAGTAGAAATAGTTAAAGTCTGTCCTGGATTAGTAACCGTTTGATTGACGTTTTCGCCAACTATAAATGTTCCATTCTTATCTTCTAAATATAAAATAACATCTCTTTTATCAAATTTAGCAATACCACCAGAGTAAACAGAAAGGAATGGATCAAAGTTGTAATTGTTTCCAGGGTTGATTTCTGTTAGTGAAGATATTGTTCCAATGTTACCACTATATCTTGTTAGTACTGTATCAAGAATAGATGTGTAATCACCATCGCTATCTTTAGGGAATCCATAACCGAAGTCAAAATTAGTATCAAATGTTAGTCCTGTTCCTACAGAAAGGTTGTCTGAGTTTGCAGGACTTGATGTAAAAAATCCATCTCCAGGATTAGTTACTGTAATAGAAGTCACGGTATTTGTATGCGTTGCGTTTGTTGTGACTGTAGTAATAGTTGCTACCGCATTTATGTTAGGTGGACCACCGCCAGGACCTCCCCTGTCAAACACAATTGTTTGACCTGGCTCATAATTGTTTCCGCCATCAGTAATGTCAATGCTATCAAGGAACCCAATTCCTGAGTTTCCTCCATCAATAACACAATCCAGATAGGCAACGTTTGCTGAGTTGTTATCTCCAATGAAATCTGTGTAGATTGTAATAGCATCTTCGTTTTCTAAAGACCCTATTTTAAATGTTGCTCCAGAACCTGTACCTACAGTTACAATATTTGCAAAAGTATTTGAATCTCTGCCAACAATATGTGCAGACGTATTTGCTACAAAAGTAGCAACTGAATTATTAGCAGGGTATCTCGTGTTTCTAAAACCAACGTTAGTAGCATTGGATCCAATTACTTCAGCTGTTACAGTAGCATTTGCATACGTATCT